TTGTAATTTGTGACAGTAGAGTTCACAAGACTCTCAAGTGCTTCACTACTACTTGTTGTAGCGCTGGAGTTATATTTGAAGCTGACAGTGAGTATCAGGTTTAGTGTCTCTGGGTCTACAACCACAGGAGAAATTGACGCAACAGTATATGAAGCTAGGTCCGTAACAAGTTGTGCCTTTTGAACTTCATTCAGATTTAGACCCGTTGTCGATTTAACACTAAGAAAAACTTTACCATACTCTGCGATATCTGATACACCAGTAGAGGAATTATATGAACCATTCTCTCCACCCCAAACAGAAACCGCCTGAGTATTAGGAAAGAGTTGTTTGACGTAAGTTTTATAATCTTCGATGGTAACGCATCGACCCTGTGACGCATAGTCTAGGGGTGCATTATACTTAATCGATTGAATTGTTTCTGGTTCAGAACCACCAGCAGAAGAAGACACCGTAGATACATTGACACTGCTAACTGTATCAATTGCAGCAGAGTTAACAAATGTAGAAGCACCATTAGCTACACCCTTGTTTGTAACGACATAGTTTAATATGATAATGTTTTCGTCTTCTACAGCATTACCCAAAATACCATCACCAAAATATATTTCAAACTTCCCCTCTTCAACTTCTTGTAGAAAATAAACATTGGAAGTCGAAGTTAGAGCAGCAATATCTGTTGCCAAAGTGTATGTTGTAGATGTACTATCTGATGAAGAATTTTGAACCTTGACTGTAAGAGTTGTCGTATCTGCTCGATTATCATTGATAAGGAATCTCTGCTCAACATTCTGAGTATCAGTTGTGTACCTAGTCGAAACAAAACTTCCTTCGTATACACTTAAATTATTAAATGGAATTACAGAGCCGATATTTACAGCAATTACTTCTTGTATAGTTACAAACTGATAAGACGAATCACTAACGCTGGCAGTGAACACTGTGCCCGCAGGCATTGTTGCACTTGTATTGGTTGTGTTTAAATAAACATTAAGAACCGCCTTGGATGACCTTGCAGACTTAGTGGAGTAACCCAAGGTCTTTGCATGAGAAACAACACTTGACCGCAGCTGCGAAGAATCGAGGAACATCTCGTTTGCAAGCATGTTCGCATTGAAACCAAGATAATGAGTATTGTATGCAAGCACATCCAGAAGAGCACTAAGACCAGAACCTTCGAAGTCATAATCCTTAAACTCAGTTTGATTTCGCATGAAAACTTTTAGGTTGTCCTTTACCTCATCAAAGTCGAACTCTGTTACACTGAGTCTTTTTCTGGTTGCTGCCATTATCGTACTCTCTCTAATAGAACTTCCATATTGACAAGTTCTGTTGGTGCGTTAACAACATAAAACTCAATGGTAACTTCATATGCGTTGTTATCAAGGTTGGGAATAGCCCTTACTCCAATAAGACGGGCCCTAGGTTCAAAATTTTGAATCACCTCTTCAATTTTCATAGTTAGAACATATGCCGTGATTGGCGTCATAGGTTCAAACAGAATGTCTCTTACACCAGAACCAATCTCTGGATGAAAGGGTTTCTCGTAAGGGTTGGTTAGTATCAGGTTTCTTACAGACCTCTTTACTGCTGTTATATCAGTAACTTTGCTGATATCTTTTGAACCAGTTTTAGGGCCAAAGAATAAATCTATGTCAGAATAAATCTGGGCAGCACGGTCCTCGCCGGTATGCGTACCGTCATAATATGCGTCCTTGTAACCCATGTGTATTCCCTTTTACTATTATTTATACACTCTCTGATGTATTTTGTGACATCCTATACGGATTGTTAGCCGGCCAAACATCTTTTGCGCTGACACGAATAAAACGCTTGTTCGTCTCATTGGCATTGGGATTGAGAATATTCAACACAACATTCTTGCCCTTCTTAAACGCATCCATCTGATTGCAGATTCTTGCAAAATTATTATTTTCCATAATATAACTCCTTTATGTGTTTGTATTTATGCAGACCAAATATCGGCATCGTAATTGCTTCCCTTCTTGTGCGTAAATACTGTACCAGCTGGAGTAACATTTGCGCCTGTTCCCGGCGGCACAACTTTTACTGTTTCGCCGCCTGCGGCCGATATTAGGATTTCTTCGGCAACACTGGCAACAACGTCGGTGGCCGAGGCCAGGCTCGCGGTATTTTTGATTCTTGCAAGAATGGCCTTATTTTGATTCACTGTAGATAATACTTCTGGTACTGCCACCCCGATAGTCCTTGATACTGCGTCAGGAATTTCTACTGCCGCGAGTATATCATTTCCTGCTTCCTTTACAAGATTTGGAACAATTGAACTTATACTATTACCACCTAGTATTGCATCGGATGCATTGTTAACAAGACTAGCTAGCTCTAAGCCCTTTGCCGTTAAATCACCGCCAAACTCTGATTCAATTTTTGCAAAAGATTGTATAAAGGATGAACTGCCGGGCACAAGGGAAGCAATGCTTGCTATTTCTGCTTGCAAGTTTAGTTTAGGAAGTGTTGGTATTTCAATAGTTTGTAATTTAGACATCAACCCACTGAGTACGTTTTGGTTAGCACCAAGTGCAGCTGCAGCAGCAGCTGCTGATGCATCCAGCAAACTCTCAATCAATGCCGACGAAGAACTAAGCTTAGATAGAAGGTTGTTCAAATCTAAACTAGCGCCGAGAAGATTTGGGTTTGTAAAATCAACCATTATAGATTAACCTCCCGCAAATACATTTGGTGATCCAGATGCTGATGCATTAGGAACCCATGAACCATGTCCACCAGTTGCATCACCCTTACGATGTACTGCAAGTCCATTTGCAAAAACAGTAGAACTACCAGCGGTAGCAGGATCACCACATACAGTAGTATCGGTTATACGAGTACATTTTGCAGAATTAACATATACATCTGGAGAACCAGTTGCATATGCAGTTTGATGAAATGGATTTGGTGTTGGACTTGCATGACCAACATGACTATCCGTACCTACTCTTGTTACTTCTGCCATAATACCTCCTATGGGTTCAGCTCAATGTTAGCGTCACCGGAATCTATTGTAATATCAGCAGTCGCATCAATATCAATCGTTCCTGTAGAGGTGTGGGCCCAAGTTGTCCCTGTAGTGCTTGTCCAAGCCGTGCCAACTATTTGTGTCAGAGTAGTTTCTGGATTGATTGTCATTGCGGTAGCAGACTTCATATTAAGCGTGCTGCCAGACTTCATAGACATAATACCTGATATGGTTGTCTGCGACAAATACTTGCCCACAACCAGTTCATAATTGGAGAGTGTAATTATCGAGATACCATCTGATTCTTGGTTTGAAGGCATTTGATTACCTGCTACAAGTAGGGTATATTTTCCACCAACCTTTTGCGTTTTCGACATATCATGAATCATATCCGTGTCGCCTTGGATAGTACCTGCGACATCCTTGTGGATATTGAATGCATGAGTGCCAACAATCTCTTCTTCACGATTACCGCCGGGAGCAGATGCACCAACTTTGACACGATGGTTCTTATGTATCTTCTGATAGAAATCCCCTTCTATCTCTTGTATGTAATCTCCCTTGATAAGCTCTCTTACCGAACCCTCAATGGTGATATTCTGTACAACCTCGCTTTTCGTGCCATCGGGCTTGATACCCTTGATAACAATGTTCTGATTACCAATCACAATCTCGTAGTCATCTCTAATAATCTTGGTGACCATGCTGCCGTCTGGGTGTATCTCCTCAAAGGTTCCTGCCTTATGCTGACGAAACAACCGTTCTGCACGGGGACTGTCATCCACTTCGGTGATATGACCAGATTCAGACTCGAATACATGATTGTAGGGATAAGCAGCAGAAAGATAGGGGTTTGCATCTGCATTAATGCCCTTAGGAATAGGCTCTTCCCAGAACCCCCGTGTCTCTTGTGCTTTTACAAGGGATACAGATACATATGGTTTGGTTGCAGTAGGTATGCCTGTTGCATCTTCAGCGGGATCACCATACAATCTCTCATCTCTACGATTAATCAATGACTGATGTGATTCAGATTCCGTGCCTCGAGCAAGACGATTGGTATCCGATTCACCTATACCATGACCACTATCCCTTTCGCCAGGATATGGACCATGAGTTGGACCTTTTTTAGACGCATATGGTTTTTGAGGAACATCAATTCCCCGTGGATCATTAAACCCAAGAGTGGGATCAGCTGCATCGCTAGGAATGCCGGGAAGCGAACCCATGATTACAGGTTGCTGATTCTCGTTGTCACGAAAGAATCCCACAACCCAAGACCCTTGAGTTAGGAACGAGGGAGTGTGGCCCAATCCCTGCATAGAGGGATCAGTTACAGGGTGCATTACATGCGCCCATGGCAGGTCAGTAGTCTTGACCTCTGTTAAACTCTCACTATGATGGCCTAGAACACGAACACGAACCCGGCCGAGCTCTGATGGATCATTCCTATCTTCAACAACACCAACGAACCAACTGAACCCATCTTTTCCCATGAAATCTTGCATGGGACTATTTATAAGAAATTAATGAAGGTCTGGATCG